TAAAATGTTGGGAGTTCAGGACCAAGTTGTGTCCCCAAAAATAGATTTTTATTTGTTGCAAAATAACCAACACGAACAGAGTCTGCTGTTACTTCAGGTGCAGGAGGAAGAGGTTTAAAAATGTTGGATTCAATTTGTTTCTCCTTGTAAAGTGCACCACAAAACTCTGCAGCACGACATTGACCAACATCAGGATTATTAGGATACTTAAGATTGTTTGTTATCTGGGTAAAAGATCCGACTCTAAATGTTGGATAATGCCACCAAATATCAGCTACGCTATTATTACTTACAGTTTTTGATCCAGTGTAAGGATAACTATCTGTTAAAAGAGGGAGTTCAGTTGTCTCAGGGTAAGTGCCTGGAATTAGCTCTAAATTATTATTGGAATATCCCTCTTTCACAAAAAATGAGGAAACAACCACTAATGTTAATATTATGGATAAAAAAATTACTGATTTGTTGTTAAAGTTCATATATATATATACTATTTTTTATTTATTGAGCAATATTTTCCGATTGCAGATTTGTAAGAGGCTCTTCTTCAACAACTTCTTGAAGAACTGGTTCTGGTCTTTGTGCAATTGGAATTGGTACTTCAATTTGTTGAATCTCTGAAAGATTTTTATAAAATTCTTTCACTTTTTTATTCACTAATATGCGAGAAGGATCAAAAGACGTCAAATATAATCCTTCCAGAGATTTTACACGTGAAAGAGCTACATATGTTTGTCCACATTCAAATATTCCTTTACCTGCATCTATTTCAGCAGCATCCAATGTAGCACCTTGAGATTTATGTATTGTTATTGCCCAAGCCAAAATCAATGGCACTTGCATTAATCCAATCCCTGGTATTTTTTCACTTAACCAAGTATGTGGAGCCATTTCCCTCTCATAACCATTTCCAAATTTAACAACAGGAAACCCAAGTGTACTTATTCTTACAACAACTCCTTGGCTTCCATTGCATAACATAGGTGCATCATCAGTTCCAGCAATATTTATTAAACACATCACAATTGCACCCACCTTCATATTTATAATATCATCGCAAACCATATTATCGTGCATATATTTCAATTCGTAGTCTATATCAGTTTCTGAATAATGCTGACGCAAAACTTTCTCTTCTTCAGTCATAGGCAAAGACTTACAATATTTCAATTCATAGTGCATCAATTCATCTCCATCGACGAGACTCATTTCAAAAATATTGATTGCATCCGCTTGAGCCCTTGTAGGCAACAATTTCGTCGGTTTTATAACTAAATTAGGATCTACTGTTCGTCCAACAAGTCCTGCTAATCTGTTGCACGATTTACGTGTTATTTTTCCCTCGCGTATTTGGTTTAGAATACCAGCATATTCATCGTCTTTTTGTCTGAAGATTTTCTTCAATTGGATCTGACAGCTCATATCAAATGTAGTATTCCATAATGGATGTTCAAAACAAAACTGTCCACTTTCAGGATCATCTCTGTTTCCAACTGGAGGGAGTTGAAAGAAGTCGCCGCTGAATATGAGTTGAATTCCACCAAACGGTAAATGTGGAGCATTTCTAATAACTCGCCCAATTTTATCCAAGAGTTCAAATAATTTATAAGACAACATACTCACTTCATCTACTACAAGAACCGTTGTGGTTTTCCAATTCTTAGAGCTGATTCTGTTTCCATTTATTTTTTTAATAACTTGATCTAGTGATCCTTTTCCAAGTCCAATTCCTGCCCAAGAATGAAGTGTCCTTGCTTCACAATTTAAAAGCAATGCAGCGCGACCTGTTAAGGCACATACCTTTATCTTTTTTTTATGTAAATGTGCATAATGATAAATTTTTTTAATTAACTCTGATTTACCAGAACCGCCTGGCCCAGTAATAAATACGTTCTTTCCTTGAATATATTTATTATATGCAAATTCTTGTTCTAATGATAGTTGAATGCTCATAACAATAAGCTGACTAATAAATATGTCATCTTGTATTTAAGCAGTTCTTTTAATCAATTTTATTTAAAACATTTTGGTTTTGTTACTATAGAAAATTATTAAATTAATAATAAAAAAGTTTAGAACTTTAATTATATATTATACACTAATTATGATTGCTTCAGAAGATAGTAAAGATAATCAAAATATTGATATGCGCGTTACCAAAAGAGACGGAAATCTTGAGGAAATTGCGTTTGATAAGATACTTGCTCGTGTCAAAAAACTCTGTCAAGAAGCCAATATCCAAATTAATTATTCATCTCTTGTTATGAAAGTAATTGATCAGCTTTATGATAAGATCCCAACCACGCAAATTGACGAACTCACCGCCGAACAATGTGCAGCGTTGTCAACCAATCACCCTGATTATGGTGTCCTCGCTGGACGAGTAATAGTAAGCAATCATCAGAAAAATACGTGCGATTCTTTCTCTCAAGTAATGGAAGATCTTTACAATTATACTGATTTAAATGGCAAACATTGTCCAATTATCTCTGCAAAACTATGGCAAGTTGTTAGATATAATCCTGATTTGATTGATTCTTGGATACAAAATGATCGTGATTATTTGATTGACTATTTTGGGTTTAAGACATTAGAGCGTTCCTATCTTTTTAAGATCAATGGAAAAACCGTTGAAAGACCTCAGCATATGTGGATGAGGGTTGCTCTAGGAATTCACGGTTCGGACCTTAATGCAGTGAAGGAAACTTATGACTTGATGTCTCTCAAATATTTCACTCACGCTACCCCAACACTTTTCAATGCAGGTACCTCTAAGGCCCAACTCAGTTCTTGTTATTTGATCGCAATGGAGTCCGACAGTTTGGAAGGAATTTTCAGCACATTAACTGATTGTGCACATATTTCCAAGTGGTCAGGAGGCATCGGAATGCATATTCATAATATCCGCGCAAACAATTCACTGATTCGTGGAACCAATGGTCTATCTACTGGCATTGTCCCTATGTTGCGAGTCTTCAATAATACTGCACGATTTATTAACCAAGGTGGAAAACGCAACGGTTCATTCGCAATTTATTTAGAACCTTGGCATCCAGATATTGAGGACTTCTTGGAAATGCGCAAAAATCACGGCGATGAAGAGATGAGAGCCCGTGATCTTTTTTATGCCCTTTGGATATGCGATCTTTTTATGGAACGCGTCAAGGCAAACGCAAAATGGTCTCTGTTTTGCCCAGACGAATGTCCTGGATTACATAAAATCTACGGACAAGAGTTTGTTGACCTCTATAATAAATATGAGGGTGAAGGTAAGGCCCGTAAGACTGTAAATGCTCGTGACTTGTGGTTCCGCATTTTGGATGCCCAGATGGAGACCGGTACACCCTATTTACTGTATAAGGACGCATCCAATAACAAAAGCAACCAGAAAAATCTCGGCACCATTATGAGTTCAAATTTATGTGCGGAAATTCTAGAGTACTCAGACGATAAAGAGACGGCCGTTTGCAACCTGGCGTCCATTGCCTTGCCAACTTTTGTAAATGAAGAGACCAAGATATTTGATTATGATAAGCTGCACCAAGTTGCCAAAGTGGTAACTAATAATTTGAATAAGGTGATTGATGTGAATTTTTATCCTACTCCAAAGACAAAGACAAGCAACTTGAAACATCGTCCAATTGGTATTGGTGTGCAAGGATTAGCTGACACTTTTATTTTGATGGACATACCATTTCACAGCGATGAAGCAAAGAAAATAAATAAACTCATATTTGAAACCATTTATCACGCTGCCCTTGAAAAATCTAATGAAATTTCAATAGAGCGCACAAAATTATTGAAACCCTTGTTGAAAGGTCCTAGAGCAAACTTGCTGGAACAAGTCAATGAATATGACTATGTACGATTGAAAAAAGATCTTGATCTTCTTGGTGCATATTCATCTTTTGAAGGATCTCCTGCATCTGAAGGAATCTTACAGTTTGATTTATGGGGCGTGAAACCTTCTGATCGTTATGATTGGGATACCTTGAAAACTAGCATTAAGTCAGGTGGTCTCCGAAATTCCCTCCTAGTTGCTACAATGCCTACTGCATCTACGTCACAAATCCTTGGGTTCAATGAGTGCTTTGAGCCGCTTACTAGCAACTTATATAGCCGCCGCACATTAGCAGGGGAATTTGTGGTCGCCAATAAATATTTGATGCGCGATCTAATTAAACTGGGATTATGGAATGAGAAAATAAAGAACAATATTATTGCGAATCAGGGGTCAGTACAGCAACTCACTATGGTGCCTGAACATATCCGAAACAAATACAAAATTGTTTGGGAAATGCCGATGAAACATTTGATTGATATGTCAGCGGATCGCGGTGCATTCATTTGTCAAAGTCAGAGTTTGAATCTATGGTTGGAAGATCCGAACTATAATAACTTGACCTCTATGCATTTTTATTCGTGGTCCAAGGGATTGAAAACTGGTATTTATTATTTGAGGCGCAAGGCAAAACATCAGGCACAACAATTCACGATTGAACCTGAAAAACAAAGTAAAGAATCTGAACCAGAAAATTCAGAAAAAGATGAAATTTGCGAGATGTGTTCTGCATAGTCAACCTTTAGGAAAGGTTGAGCCAAATATTATTTTATTTGGGAGAATTGATATGGTTTAATGCATTTGCCTTTTCTTTTTCATTTTTCTTGTATATTTTTTATTTTTATTGTTTCTTGCTTTACCACCCTGAGATGGGTCTGGTGTTGATGATGCATTTTCACCTTCTTTTTCTATGTTTGCTTTTGCAACTCCAGATGTAATTTTCTGTAGCTCTACTCCAGTTAATGGTGAATCTGTAGCTGCTTCTTGTGCAATTTGTTTTGGATCAGGAGGAAATAAATAGTTTTGATATTCAGGCATTGCTTCAATTGCTTTCCATAATTCAGGCCATTCGCTATCTGTTTTTTCGTAATGTCTTTGGTAATATTGTATTGCCTCATCGTGTTGCGCTTTTAATAAGGTGAAATATCCCATCAGTAATGTCAACTCTTTAATAATGATAGATTGAATATATGCGGAATTAAATGTGCGCATAATTCCTCGTGTGATTCTTCCGGTTTTTCTAGATACACTATTAGAAAATCTTTCATATCTAGAACCTTGACCAACAACATCTAGTTTACGTGATGTGTATTGTTCTTGTATTAATTTATAAAGGGGGCTATATTTAGGTATTGTTTGATCTTTTGCTAAAATAGTAACCGTTTCATTTGGTGTAACTTCAAACAAAGATTTTGTAACTACAAATAATTTATCTATAACTCTTGCCATAATATCTGGATTGAGTTGGACTGCTCTAAAATCTGTTGGAGTTGAAGACTTAGCTAGACTAGTAACTCCTTTAGTAAAAACATCAAATAAACCTTCACTTGATTGAGTTTGGACTTGTACTTGATCTTGTTGAGCTAATTGAGGATTATTTTTAAAATACAGCAGTCTTTTCAATCCTGAACCTGCATCTCCACTTGGATTATGTTCACTACCTAAGCTTTCCATTTGAATTGCAGCCAAAAGATCTGGTGTTAAACCTTTACCACCTTGGTTTTTATAATAAAAATACAATTCAAAAATCATATTTTCCTTCTCAATCAACTCAAAAATAAGATAACAATTCGCAGTAATATTCATTGTATCTAACAAAACTCCTGTTAAATGGAGATTATTTAAAACAAGAAGAGAGAGCTTACTTGCCAACAAGAGAACAACAGCAAGGACTGCTGCAACTGGAAGACCTACTCCAGTAGATGCAATTCCTGCTGTAATTACTTGTCCTACTACTAAACCTGCTGTAGCATTCGCAGCAGCATCTATTGCTCGTGTTTGTTGAGTGTAATATTGTTGGCTTCCAAATTTACTATTTGGTGCACGTGAATCTAGTTGAACTACTGCTTCTTTGCCTATGGTTGGTTGAGGAAGTGGTTTGGATTTTGATCGTGAAAAAAAACTTCCGCCGCCCTTTTTCTCAAAAAAAATTTTTTCATAATTTGCATTTTTATTTGTTGAAGGCACAATATCCATTAATATAACTTACTAAAATATATTATTTATAATTTTAAATTAATAAGAGTCATATCCTGCGCTCAAGTCAACCCCGCCAAATGACTCTGAACTACCTTGCACTCCATACTCATCTGGACAATCATCTTCATATCTCTTCCAATATGCTTCATTTTCTATTACTATTTGATTTCTTGAATCACAAATGTTTTTGTCGCCGACAGTATCCAAGTCTACATCCTTCAAATAAGTGCCAAATGCAGTTATTCCATTTGTCCACTTTTTAGAGTCTGTGTTTTCGCAACCAAGTGAAATGAATCCAGGTCCGTATTCAAAGTTGTAAATAACATCAGAACAGTTTGCGCAAAGACCAATCATAACGCCGTTCCATCTTGCGAAGTAGTCGCAATTTTGACACTCCTTAGAACCACACCACTCTTGATAACCACTCTTGAATTTTTTCGCCAGTTCTAGAGGAAAGGTCGGGGCATACTTCTCTCCATCATAAAGATAATAGGCATCGCAACCATTGATCTGGATCATTTGCATATCTTGACTTTGACTTTGATTTTGGTTTTGGTTTTCCATTGTGTTCTGTAAGATTGTAATTCTTATCAAAGTATTATAATCTATTTCAATTTTTTCAACTTTTAGAAAAGGTGAACAACAGTTAGTTCATATTTTGGCTCCACCTTTCTCAAAGGTGAATTATTTTGGCTCCACCTTTCTCAAAGGTGAATTATTTTGGCTCCACCTTTCTCAAAGGTGGATTATTTTGGCTCCACCTTTCTCAAAGGTGAATTATTTTGGCTCCACCTTTCTCAAAGGTGAATTATTTTGGCTCCACCTTTCTCAAAGGTGAATTATTTTGGC